GCTGTGTCTCGGCGGCGCTGCAATTGCGTTGCGGCCATTGGTTCAATGCTCCTAAGTCGATTGCGGGCTTGTTTGGGCTTCTTTCCGCATCAAGCGATTTCGTATGAGCCGGAAATGACGAGGGCAGACCCGTTTATGGCCGGATAAGCTCCGGCCGCAGAGTTGATCGAAACGACGTTCACGTTAGCGAAAATGATCGGCGACAGAATGATGCCCTGGTAAGCGTCTTTGCCGGCGACAGCTTGCGAAAGCGCGTTGGCCGCGGTGAAGGGGAGCCCAAGGTTAATATAGCCGGCGGCCGTGCCGTTGGTCGTGACCGTCAAAACGGCCGTGAAAAAACAGGTTTTTCCGATGACCTTGTATCGGCCCGACGCGCTGGCGCTTGTGAATGTTCCTAACGAGGACGCAATCGCTGGCGTGTACGCGGTCCAAGCCGTACCGCCGCCGACATCGGCCAATTTCGCCGCCGGAAATCCGCCGACCGTCGCGCCGTCGTGAACGATCATTCTGTTGTTCGTCGTATCGACGACGATTTCGCCAGCGGCGCCGGTAAAAGCCGCCGCGTTGGTCGCCGTGTCTCGGCGCCGCTGCACCGCTGTGGCTGTCGGCATTAAGTCAGCTCTCCTAGATCGATGGTGGTTCCGACAGCCATCGTGAGGGAGCCGTAATCAACGACCTCGCCGACCGCCTGTGTGATAAGCCCGAAGTTCGCGGAAACGCCCGAGATCATGATTGCGTAGTTGGCGCTCGGCAACCAGCCCGCGCCAAGGTCGATGACAAGCGATACCGTCGCCGTGCAGCTTCCGAAATCCGCGAATTCGTATGGCGCTGTGGTCAGCGCGCCGAAGTCGGTTGGGAGTCCAGAGATCAGCGCCGCGAACTTGTTGGGTGGTGTCTTAGCTATCGGGGCGGATGGCAAAAGCTGCGTCCATGGCACGGTGCCAATCGATGCGATGCTGGCGATCCGCGCGTAGATTTGAGCGTCCGTCACCGCGCCGACGACGTTAGCGATGCTTGCGTATTCATCGGCTATGCCATAACCGCCCGCGCTGTTTCCGTAGCCTGGGGCAAACGGGATGCCTGACGTCGCCGGCCGATAGGCCGTAAGAAGGCATTGAAACGGCATGAGCATCGAGCCGTATCCGCCCGCTAACCCGTACCCAAGCGCGTTTTGATAACCGCCCGTGTCGGACGGCTTCGTTGGCTCGAAGATGGACGGGGCGACGCCCGTCAAATCAACCAAGGCCTGCACCATGGCGGGCCTAGTCCCGCGCGCCCGCAAAAGCTCTTTGCGAATCCCCGTCGAGAGAGAGGCGTCAGACTGACCCGGCCTCCGCATGAACGCTCGACCGAAGAAGTCGAACGCCATGAGGTCGAGGAACATGCCGCTCGCCGTCGCAATTCTGATTTGCGTCTTGGCGGCGACGATCAGTGAATAGCACCAAGATAGGACGGCGGCGGGGCCTTGCAGCAAGGCCGTCTCATTCGCCGATCCGGCCGGAAACCATGACGGCGGCAGGATCGACGAAAGGCGGCCGGCGATATCAGATTGATCACCATTCGCCATTAGTTCGCACTCACTGTTCCCGGCTTGATCGTGAATTGCGGATTTGCGACCATGTCGACACCCGCGTAGCCGTTGAGAAGAAGATTCGTGACGTCAGTCACGCCGGGCGTGGCGTAGGCGATTGCCGCCAATTGCGTATAGTTGAGCCCGTTGCCAAGGCCCAAGTTCGACACGAAGGACGCCCATGCTTGCCCGACCGCACCCTTGACGGCTGGCGCATTGTAGCCGGCGGCTACGCCGATCGTTCCCGAGATAGTCGCGACGGCGACCAGGGGCGAGAACACGTTGAACGAAATACAAAGCGGCGCCACGGGGGCGACGGCTCCGTAGACTGTCGTCAGGAGCGAGCCAGGGGGCGAGCCCGTGCCGTCGTCGACCACGACATAGAAATAGCCGTATTGCGTCGCGCCCGAATACGAGAGGTTTTGCGTGATGGTGAATTGAACGCCAAGCTGAAGGCTTGCGATTGCGTATCCGACCGCTCCGGCCGTCGCCTTCGACAGGCTCATGAGAAACAAGACGAATCGAATCTTCAGCGCCGCGTCCGTCTCGGCGCTAGCGCCACCCGACATCGCGGCGGCGTTGTTGACGTAGTCGACGCCCGAGATCGAGGTTAGAAGCCGGTTGACGCCGCCGGCAACGACGTTCGTCGCAGTTCCCGCATTCAGCGACGCCACCTCGATCGCCGCCGACGCGACGTTGGCCGGGATAAGGAATCCGGACAACGTCGACGAATAGAAGCTGTTCGTCGGGTCGGCGATCACAACGAAAGATTGCGATCCGTCGGCGCTTTGCACTTGCGCGCCTACCGGGACGAGCGCCGATTGTGTGCTGGCATATCGGGAGAACGTCACCGATCCAGCCGATTGGGAGGACGCCAGCCGATAGAGACCGTAGTCAGCTACGAACGTGTCGACATCGGAGCCGGTCGAAGTCGATAGCCTGGACGCCGCGAGAACCGCGAGAACCATGCCCTGAAGCCATACCGCAACGGCGGCAACCGACTCCGTGAACGCCAACAGGACCGAACCTACCGTGAAGTCGATGAGCGCGGAAGCGTTCGCCTGAATCGCCGCCGCCTGATTGGCAACGAGCGTGGCAATGCTTTTCAGATTGAGAGTCGCCACGGTGATCCTTATTGGGTTGCGTTGAACGAGAGTTGCCGCTGAGTCCCCGTGACGGCGTCATTGTAGGAGATGTGAATCGAGACTCCATTCAGGAATGGCGTGAGCGTGATGATTGGCAACGGCAGCTTCGCGACCGAGGCCTCTTTGGCGATTTGAGATTTGATGACGGACGTCAAAAGATTGAGGTTGAGCGCGCCACCGATCCGCTGCGGAATGCCGCCGCCATAACTCGGGTGAAAGATCATTTCGCCGACGGTAGCGTCAGAATTGACGCTCGCGAGGGTCGACCCGCGCGTCATGAGGCGGCGAACGATCCGCTCGATTCCAAGCGACGTTCCATCAACGACAGCGAGGTCGCCAGTGGGGCCTGTGGATATGTCGCTGCCCCACACATGATCGATATCAGGCATAGGTTCCTCGATTCTACGGGGGCGGGCCAGAATTCAGCGGGCCAGAGCCGAACGTGTGAACGTGAGCGTGGCCGACGTCGTGACCTTGGTTGGTGATCGTTCCTTGCGAGGCCGACAACACCGACGGGTTAAAGGTTAGCGTGTTACCGCCAACCACCACGACAAGGCCGGAAGCGTTGAAGGTTAGCGTGTTGGCGCCGCAAGCGATAACGAGCCCACCGCCATCAAACGTCATCTTGTAGCCCGTCGGCGTGTGCCTAAGAATGGCGGTTCCCGATGGAGCGCCGGGCGGCGTGTCAGTCGTGTTGTGAAGATACCCAGTGATGACGCCCGCTTCAGGGTCGCCGTTCAAGTGTTCCGTCGTGCATTGATCGCCGACTGTCGGGCCGATGACCCAAGAAGCGCCCGCGCCGCCGGCCGCGGTTTGATGCGGTAGCCAGCCGGTTATGCGGGGGTTGCCGTTGGCGTCCAATTCGGTCGGATACTTGACCTTCCCCGTGTGATCCAATGGGTTATAGGAGTCGAGGAATCCGACCATTTTCTTAGTCGTGTTCAAATCCGAACGCGCGATTTCACGCTGAATCAGATTGACGAGATCGGAAGACACTATTTGCCGCCCTTCTTGTTCTTGATTGACACGCCGGTTCGATACCCTTCGGTCATGGATACCCGGTGTTCAATGCTCTTGGCGTCGTATGACTGATCGAGCGGCGTACCCGTGCCAGACAGCACGAATGACATTCTCGCGTTGACGGACTCGTCGCCGGGGAATTCGAGCTTATCGATCGTCAATTCGTGAGATTGGACCTCCGCGAGCTTGGCCTTGGCGATCGTGTTGGCTTGATCTTGCGACAGGCCGTGAATTGTTCGGTTATAGATCAGCGGCACGCCCTGGCCGCCGCTGCTGGTCATCGAAGCGGATACGACTTTCTTTTGTCGATGGTTGTGCGAGTTGACGTTGACCTTGACGGGGCGGCCGAGAACGAGGCTTCGCGAAGCCTTCAGTTCGATGAATGTCCCCGACTCGTAGGACGATGGAGTCGGCGCCACGTATTTGATTTGATACGCGGGCAACGTTTCGTCATAATTCTTGAAATACAACGTTCCGTTGGTGATATACGCGACCATGCCGAAATGCTCGGCGATCTTGTTGATGAAGGTCCACTCGGAAAAGCGATGACTGATCGCGTCGAAGTCGGCGCTTAGGATTTTGCCCGCGTTGCCCGAAGGCGTATCCGACACGACGCTTAGACCGTGCCGCGACGCGATGGTTTGAACGACTTGGGTTGGCGTTTGGTTTAGGAACTTCTCGCTCGTCTGAGAGTCGACCAGCGCCGCCCCGGTATCTCGACCGGAGATCGAGAATTCGCGCGAGGCGAAATCCATATCCGCGTGGTCGACGTTCCCTGTAAAGATTTGCGTGCCGTTGATCGTGATCACGATCGGGATAGGCGAGGTCGTCAGCCACCACTTCAGGTCGACCGCGGTAATAGCGCTCTTGGCGGAAAACGTGTCGCCCTTCTTGGTCCGGGTTTGCGTGACGGTGAATTCAGTGAACGGCATGGGGTTGCCGCCCGCCAAGACCTGAGCCCTGGGCTTGCGGAGAATTCCTGTCACTCACTACCCTCCGATGATGCCGCCGTTCCCAGCGCCCGCCACGACGGCGGGAATGTTGATGGTCGTCACGCCGACAAACCAGGGGTCGCCGCCAAGTTGAGGGTTAAGCCTCATGATCCTGTCGACTTG